AAATTAAATACGTCCTTGTTCAGGACCATCTACGTAATCTCCTGCTGCTAATAGTGCAGCGAGGCCACCAGCTCCTGCTAGTACCTCACCTGCCATTCGCTTTTGGTTTTCTTGTTTGAGGGCGTAGTTGCCGCCCTCTTTTAGCAACTCTTTTACAAAAGTATCAAGGTTTTGATTTTCTGGACGTGAAGCAATTTCACGCGCCATTGCTACATCCTCTGACGTCGGCTTACGACCTAAGATCTTTTCTAAAACCTGTGGTGTGAGATCTCTGTCATGAAATACATATTCCAAGTCAGGATTAGAAGGCAACGACCCCGAAGAGCCGATGCCTAGTTCTCTCGCTCGTCTGCCAGAGTTGTAGTAACCCATCACATGTCTTGAATAAGAGCCTTAGCTTGCAGGGCACCTTGAGGAGCCTGTGAGAGGTAACGCCATGCGTTCTCAGGGGAGCTGTCCATCATTTCGCTGAAGGAACCCCAGAAGTCATTTGCCTGGTTGACCTGACGGCCAGGGGTAGGCATGTCCATTTGAGGACGCTGGAAGTTCTGTGGAACTTGTCCTTGCTCTTGAGCTTGGATCTCTGCTTCGAACTGAGCGCGAGCTTCTGTCTGCTGACGGATTTGGGTCTCGTCAGGAGTTTCCGTTGGATAGGGACCTTCAGGACCGAAGAACTCATTGACGTAGTCAGCCAACACATCAGGGTTGGTGAGCATCAGGTTCATTGCACCGTTCTCTTCAGAGGATGCTTCGAATGCGCTGAGGACATTGTTGCCGCGTTGGACTTGCTCGATCAGAGCATCTTCAACTGCACAGGCATAGGTGTTTAGGAGAGCAGGGGCTTCAGCACCAAAGTGCTCAAGAACCTCAAGACTTTCTCCGCTGATTCCGCTTAGGTACTGATCCTGAGCCTGACTTGCTCCGTGCTGCACCGCTTGCTGCACCAGGTTGCTGACGTCGGATTCCGTATAGCTCTGGGTTGAAACTTGGGGCTGCGAAATCTGCTGCACCTGTGGGGCCATTGAAGCCCAACTGGGCTGAGTAGTTGCCTGAGGCGTCGGTGTTGTCTGGTACGCCGAGGGTGAAACCTGGGCCTGGGAGGGGCTGGACGTATTCAGGCTTGCGCTGAGCGCCTGAAACGCCTGCTGCCATGGATTGCCCTGAGTTGGAGCCGAAGGCTGCGGGGCCTGGGCCGATGCCTGGTAAACCGGTGCCTGCGGTGCCACTGGTTGCCCCATTGATGCCGGGGAGGTTGGGGACTGGCTCGTCGCGTACTGGCTCGCCGCGCTGGGCACGTAATTGGTCGGCGCTGCTGAGCTCGTCGGGGATACTGCTTGTGCTTGCTGGCTTGTAACTTCCACTGTAACTTAACTCCTTACGTAAGAATTCTAAAGATCGATATAAGAACCCTGTCATGTCAAGGTTCGGGTCAGAAGCCAAAGGCATGTCTGGCATCTGTGGATGAGGCAATTGATAGAACTGCCCAAGTAAACTGATAAAACTATTGATACTGCTTTGTGTTTGCTGGACCATTCTGAAGGGGAAGCCACTTAACATTGCAGCTCGCTCTTCATCTGTTTTTCCAGGGAATAAGTATTTGAGAGCCTCAATAGAATCAACTCCCAATTCCTGAAGGTTTCGCACGACGATGCTGTTATTAAGCAGATCTTCAGTGCTTTCTTCAAAAACTTCTCCCATCCAACGCCAACTGACTTTGCTTGCCCCATCAGGGACAAGGCCAGTTACACCAGGGGGTATCTCACCTGCGTCTAGTTTAGCACGCATCTCTGCATTACGTTTTTCTAGGAACTTCTGGTATTCCTTCTGATACTTACCATTGGCTTTGTTGTACTCATTCTCATCTTGAAAATCTTCTGGCAATGGAAGCTCAGGTTCTTCTAAACCAATAGCTTGTGCAAATGATTCATTGAAGTTACGCTCTTCTGCGTAAATCATCATCGAGAACAGAGAACATAGTCCATACGTGAATAATGCTCTTGATTTTTTCTCAGCTGTAGCAGCTACTCGTCCATATAGGGTTTTGATTTCGTATGCTGTAGCAGCGGTGTTGAAATCAATGTCATCAACTCCTCCAAGTGCTAGGCGGATCTCGGATCGGTACTGTTTAACGTATAAATTCTGATCACCTGAAACACTATCAGGCGTCATATATCCAACTCGATCAGTAGGCTCCAGGTTTGCAATAACTCGCGGAACTTTAATTTGTCCATCTAGAGTTCCTGCACCAAACGGTTGACTTACGCGTGTACTTGCTCTTCCGGTACCACCAATTGGAGCAAATCCGGCTTGAGAACTAATCGTAGGACGGAAACTATTGTCATCTCCACTATCAAGGATGTCATGACGTGGACGACTTGAGATAAGCGTTGGATTGCCAAAGAACTTCATGTTCTTGCGGATATTCCGAACTAATTCGTCGTGATACAGGATCTGATGAGCTAACCAGTCGAATTCCCCGTTGCCTGTTGCCTCTCCAGTGCAATCCATGTGGTTAAACACTTCGACTGCAGGGATAAACCCAAGACTGTTGGTCAATACCTCTGTTTGACCAGGCATCTTGAAGGGCATTGCACCCATCTGGTTTGCAAACTCAATTTTTTCGTCTGAGATCGTTTGTTCGATGCGATCTTTGTAGACTTTTAGCTGAATCCACTTCTTTTTGCCATTAGAACCATTAGAACCTGGCAGGTTTTCAGCCAAACCAATGGTTTGTTGAACATTGAAGGAATAAATCAGGACTAATGACTCAAGATCTCCAGCTTGATCCCTATATGCTCGATAACTATCCTTGGGGAAGTAAAGAATTTGATAACTTTGACCTGCTGGTCTGAAATAGAAAAGACCTTGACCATCACAAAGGAAGTAATCGACAATACTTTCAAACTTCATCTCCAGCATATTCTCTTCGCAGAGCTTTGCTAGGAATTCACGCCGTTTACCAAAGGAATCTTGCTCTGAGTAGAACTCAATGCCTCTTCGCAGCATGAAAGTTCTCATCTGTGCAAGATGAGAAGACACAATCATTGTGTCTACCGATAAATCACCACGCCGTTCCTTTGCTGCTAATAGTATTTGTTGAAATTCGCTATTAATTGAATTCATTGAGGTATTTCACACTGTTCTATAGTTCAATACTACTTGATTTTTTTCAAAGCATTCTCATAAATATTCTTTGCATCAGATTCAATAGGATCGGGTTTTTCAGGATTTGTATAGGTAAATCCAAATGGGTTTGATCCACCGAATAGATCTTGCTGCATCTTATCTGAACGATCTCTTGTCTCTTTAATAGATTTGTTCAATCCCTTCTCACGTTTATCTGCACCAAAGCGATCATTGGCGCTGTAATCATTATTTCCGTAGAATTCAAAGTCGTTGCGCATTGAACGCTGATTCAAACGGTTGGAATCGATGTACATGTCCATGAAGCGTGCAGCGGCAGCAGGGCTATCATCAGCACCACCGTATTTACCACCACCACCATCAGCACCGTAGCTACGGACAGAGTTATCGTTTAGTGTCTTGGTGTTGTCAACAGAGTAATCGTAGTTCTGTGTTTGTCGGATTGAATTATCTTGATTTACTTGATTGCTGTCTCCAGCAATACTAATGGGACTTGCTTGGGAAATTGGAGATGCAATTGAATTATCACCTGCAGTTGCATTCCCAGTTGTAGCACCTCTGGAATTATCATCACTACTATCGGTAGCAGTTTCGTCGTTATTATTATTGCCCATTAATTGGTTATATCGCCGCATATCATCCTTACCGAAAGTGCCCCCTTGATATGCTTGCGACACCTTCTTTTCATCTAAGCCGTCAATACTTGTAATTCCATCTGCATATTTAATACCCTCTAAACGCTCAGCACGTGCTTCATCATCTTCAAGAAATTTTTCTCTTGCTTCAGCATTTCTCTGCGCTTGGCTTAACTTATCACCAGCCATACGTGTTTTAGCCATCTTACTATCTATAAATTAAAGCTGTCACTATTGTAGTCCATCTGCAAACTTCCCCTTCTAAGTAGTCCGCCCATAGTTAGTACCATTGAATCTACAGCGTCATCATGTGGTGAATGTCCAAAGTTTAGAAGCTCCTCTTCGAGTACATCCCACTTGCGCCACTTATTCCAAACAACTTTTTTGTGCTCATATAAACCAAGGACACCGCGAAGCCTTGCAAGTTTGTCCCCTTTAAATCCTTTAACTGGTGATACAGATAGGTTATATAACGCACGCTGCTCAAGAATTATTCTTTTAAAGTCACCCTCAAATGAGTTTTGATAAGCAACGGCTTCAGGCCATATTATGCACGGCGACATTGTTGGAAAGAATTGACCTTCGTCATTCTCAAGAACAATATTCCAATCGGCAAGCATTTGGCAGAGCAGATCCATCTTATCGAGATTGCCCATGGTGCGAGCACGACGTTGATCGATCATGTAAATTCTGCCTTCTTTAATCCCACCGAGAGTCATGACAGTCCAGTCATTCTTCTCTTTTAATCCAGCACTAAGGTCTATACCTACACCGAGGCAGTCGTAATCTTCAGGTACTTCTCCTTTGATGATTAGCTCAGGCGATAAGCCAACGTCAGTAGACTTTACTGCTGCATTCAAATACTGATATGCAAATGCAACTCGATCTTCTGTCTTGCGTTCATTTAGATATTTCATAGACCAAAACTCTGGCCAATATGAACGCTGGTTTCCGTCTGAATCAGTTATGACTGCTTGCTGAACAATCTGTTTCCACTTGTTCTTTGGAACGAATAGCGTGGCGTGAATGTCGTCAAAGTGGAAGCGGGTTCCCAAACAAATAGCCCGTGCACCTTGGAACATCGTTGGTGCGATAACGTTAGACCACGTCTGCTCCATCTCACGGCGAATGTCTGGGTTGTTGATCGAAGCGGCAGATTTGATAGGGTCATCAATAAGCACCAGCTGTGATCGTTTAGAGGTGATTGCACCTTTGAGACCACCACACGCAATTGTGAAAGCTTCCTCACCCGCTGTATCAATTCCTGCAAACTCATAATCAATAGACCAGTATTCATCTGAACGTTTAATTTTTGAGAGCCTTACCATCGGAAAGATCTCTCGATATTTAGCACTTGTTAGTATTCCTTTGATTGTTGCTGACTTGGCTCGACTGATGTCCACCATGTAAGCAATATACAGAATACGAAGCATTTGCTTGGCAGCTGCATGTCGTCCAATCATCCAAGCTGCAAATAAACCAAGGACAGTGCTTTTGGCAGAACCACGTGGTGCGAGGATCGATGTATTCGGTCCGCCAATTCCTATTAGACACTCACTATCTTCTCCAGTACATAACTCTGCATGCCACTCCAACATATGTTTTGCAGGAGCTTTACCCATGAACTTACAAAAGTCTTGAAAATTATCTCTTGCTTTTAATACGTCTTCACTTGGTGGTTTGACAGTTACCTTTGTAGCTGTCATCAGTGCTATTCGTCTGTACGCTAATGACGCGCTAGGTATTGCCATAAGTTAGCCTTTCCTAAAGTCTAACTAAATATTTAAGCTAGTCCGTATTCTTTTGCAGCTTTTTCTGCAGCTTTATCTTTTTGCCTTGATCGCACTCTGCTAATTGCATCTCTCCTTTTACTTTCTGCATATGAAATTCCCATATCTCGTAGGTAGATAGCAGCTTCTTCAGCACGAGCTGGTGAACCAGAACTACCGTCTGGCATCTTTGGAAGAGCTTTTGGCAGAGTTCCTTGCAGCCTTAGACCAGCAGCTTTTGCATCCTCAATTGCGGGAAGCTCTCTAAGTTCTGGAACTGGAGGTTGGTAACTCATTAGCCAAGTTCACTGTAGATCTTTGCAAACACCGCATTAATTGCATTATCAATAGGTTCTGCCAGGTGGGGATCGTCTTTGAAGATAGAAGTCATTTCGCGCATCACACGATCTGCACCAGCAAGGATTAGCCC